GGGGATATACGGTAAATGAAAATAGGGAACGGGTAGGAACACCAACATTTGATGATCCTATGGCAGATGTTCCTTTTGTCCAGGTCAATATGCAACCAATAAATACAAAGTCAAATGGAAAAGGAATTCAGAAACCTGGCAATTGACCAGGCAGAAGTAAGAGCAGATCCCGAAACAGGAATAATATCAGGTTATGCTATGGTTTTTAATAGCTTATCTGAACTATTATTCAGTAGGTTTTATGAAAGAATCTTGCCCGAAGCTATGAATGGAGTAGTGGAAAAATCTGATGTATTGGCCTTATTAGATCATCAACGAAATAGGGGTGTCCTTGCCCGAAGCAAATTCGGCAAAGGAACGCTTACATTAATGATTGATGATAAAGGATTACGTTATGAATTTTTACCACCGAACACGGCACTGGGAGAGGAAGTGAAAGAGTATCTCAAAAGAGGGGATATTCAAGGTAGTAGTTTTCATTTTAACCTGGCAGATAAGGGAGAAAAATGGGATAAAACAAGTGACGGGAAATATATCCGGACAATCACAAAATTCAATGAGCTTTATGATATATCCCCAACATTTACTCCAGCTTATCCCGAAACCACTGCAGCCATCAGATCCCTGGAAGCTTGGGAACAAGAAAAAAATCCCACGATTAAATTAAGCCTGGATGTATTAAATAAGATCTACCAGGATTATGATGAAAGAATTAAGAGTTATTAAATAATAAATTAAAACCAATGAAAAAATTATTTTGTTTTTTGGCAATTATTGCAATTGCCGCAATTGGAATGCTGGCAATTACCCAGCTTGTAGAACACTCAGTTGTAATTGGAGCATTGATTGTTGACGCTATTTATAGCCAGGGTGATATCATATACCTGGCTCCCCTGACTTTGCTTCAGCTTAAAGATCAACGTAAGTTACTTGTGGAAGCAAATGAGAAACTTATCAAAGATGGTAAAGAAGGTTTTCGAGATCTTGAAAAAGAAGAAAAGAAAATCTTTGATGATAATGATGTAAAAATCAAAGAACTGAATGATCAGATAAGAAGGGTAAACAGCATTACCGAACAAAGGGTCGAGCCTGTTATGACAGTCATAGAACCTTCCAAGGAACCCTTCAGCCTTATACGTACAATCCGCAACATGGTCAACAATAAACCCATGCACGAAGCGGATTCTATTGTATTAAAACAGGGTGAAGATGATATGCGTGGAAATGGTATCAGTCCTGAAGGAAGTGTTTGTTTACCATTGGTGGATCATAGGCATGAAAAAAGGGCAGATATTCTGGCAGGTACAGCAGCTGCAGGTGCAGAGATTGTAGCCACTGATGTACTGAATCTTTTAGGACCACTACGTAATGCCCTGGTATTTTCAAAAGCAGGAGCTACATATCTTACCGGACTGATTGGAAATATGGATATTCCCAAATATGCCGGATCAACAGCAGCCTGGAAAACTGAGGTAGCAGCTTCAGGGGATGCTGCAGGGGCACATAGCGAATTACCCTTAGCACCTATGCGGATCACTGGACACCTGGATATTTCAAAAAGGTATCTTATCCAGGATGCTGCAGGAGCAGAAGAACTTCTAAAAACTGACCTGGTAGCTGCAGTAGCTGGGCTATTGGAATCTACTGCTTTGAGTAAAATTGCAGCCGTTGCAGGTACTAATCCTGCTGGACTACTGCCTGATGTTGGATCTACCTTTAACACCGGTGTGATGGTATATGGTGATGTTATAGACATTGAAGCAGCTGTGGATGCTTCCAATGCCCTGGAAGGAAACCTGGCTTATATTACCCATCCATCTCTGAAGGGGGTAATGAAGCAGACATTGAGGGCAGCATCCACTGATAGCAGGATGATCATGGAAGGAAAAGAACTCAATGGATACCCCTGCCATGCTACCAGCAATATGTCTTCAGTATTGGCTGCTACAAACACTGAGTATGGACTGGCATTTGCCAATTGGAGGCATCTGCTGATTGCCCAGTGGGGAGGCATTGACCTGTTGGTAGATCCTTATACCTTGGCTTCTGAAGCCCAGGTAAGAATTGTAGTCAATTCATATTGGGATTTCCTTTTCAGACATCCTGAAGCTTTGGCTTATGGTTCATCCTTGTTAGCTTAAACATATCTGGGAATTATGGGATAAGGCTTCGGCCTTATCTCCTTTTTCCTGGTTTAAATATATATAGATATGGCAGCAACATATTTGACATTGAAATTATGTAGAGACCACCTGAATTTTAAGGATACTTCCTTTACTGAAGATGATGACTATATAATGTTACTGGCAGAATCAGCAGAAGTTTCTGTGGCTAAAAGGATAAATCAAACCCTATTGAGTCTTGAAGATCCTTTAGAATCAGGAACATTACCAGAAGATCTGATGCTGGCACTGAAATTTCTAATGGCTACCTGGTATGATCAACGGGAAAACGTGGTGAAGGTGATCAGTGTTACTGAGTTTCCATATGCTATGGATGATATATTACAGGATTATACAAAAAGGGCTATGGCATGAGAGCAGGAGATCTAAAGCATACGATCACTTTTTATAGTAAGACCGTTGGTAAGGATGTCTATGGTGCAGCTACTGAAAGTTACACTTTGTTATTTTCAGTACGGGCAAAGATCCGTTATTTGAGAGGTGATGAGATTTTGCTTTCTTCCACCACTGTAAATACAACTTCGCTGCAGTTTATTATCAGGCAGCGTAGTGGTATTTCTGAGGAAATGGAGATTGAATACGAGGGATCCAGGTATAATATCCAAGTGATTGAAGTAGCCGAGAGAAGCACAATGATGAAGATTACGGCAGTAAAAATAGTTAACTAATGAGTGAGGCAGGAGTAAATATTTTAGGTGATAAGCAACTGAGCGATCTTTTTGACGACCTGAAAAAAGGGCAGAAACGGAGTGTAGTAATATCTGCATTTAAAAAATCGTCCAAACCGATGCTCCGAACGATTAAGGCTAATCTTATTGCCAGGACCAAGGCTAAACGGTCAGGGAATCTGGCAAAGTCACTTGGTACAAAAGCCGTCCGGGGAAAGTCTATCCTCCACCTGGGAGCCAGGACCTTTGGAAATTTTAAAGGATTTCATTCACACCTGATAGAAAAGGGTACCGGAGAGAGATATTATACCACAAAATCCGGGGCAATCCATGTGACCGGCAAAGTAAAAGGGAGATACTGGTTCAGAAGCGGAGTGGAATCCACAACAAAAGAAACCATTGATGGATTCATTGATAATACCACTAAATCATTACATGCTCTGATTAAAAGGGCGAACGCTAAAAGGAAAACATAATGATCAATAAGGCTATTTACTATATACTGTCCAATGATGATCCCGTTAAAGCACTGGTATCAACCAGGATATTTGCCTTAACGGCTCCTGAATCCACTAAGGCACCACTGATTGTATTTGCCAGGGATAGTGTAGAACCTGTATATACTAAATCTGGATGGGAGCATGATGAATCTTCAGTTACTATATTGATATTTTCAAAGGTATATTCCAATTCTATCGACATATTAAAGGCTGTCAGGACTGCCCTGGAATGGGTAAAAGGCACCTTTAATGGTGTAGAAATTGGAGATGCCAGGGTAACCGGAATAGATGAAGGATACGACATGGAAGCAGACATGTATTATCAAACACTATCAATGGAATTTTTAAACAAATAATAACTTTCAATAAAAACTAAAAATTATGTTTAATGTAAAATATGGGAGCGATTTAATCCTGTTAATGGATGTATCAGTTGCAAATGACGGTTCAGAATATAAGGCCGTTGCTCATGCTACCAGTCATTCCCTGGAATTTGGTAGAAATATTAGGGAGGTTTCGAGTAAATCTACTGGTGATTATGTAGGGAATGCATATGGTAAGGGTAAGTGGAATGTATCTGTAGATGCACTTATTTCTTATGATGAGAATATCTGTAACTATGATACCTTGATGGGTTATATCATAGCCAAACGGTTGGTAAAAATTATTTCCCTGTCTCAGCTTTCCACTTCTACCCTTGAGGACACTACCGGGGTTACTGAAGCTGGAGCAAAAGCGCAGGGTGATGCAAATAGTAAATATTACAAGGGCGATTGTGTTATTGCTTCTGTAAATGCTACAGGTGGTGATGAAGATAATGCTTCATTTTCACTCGCTCTTAATGGAGCCTCTGCATTAACGCCTGTTGATGTAACAACTAC